ATGGAACCGAGGCTTGTTGGTTTAGGTGGTTCTATATCATTATTATTCGGGGATAACTGGTTTCCTGGCATTATCAGCATTATAGGAATGATTATTGTAGTTATGTGCAGAATCAAAGAACTTAATGCATTAAAAAGGAAAACAGAATGACCGGCGCTGATATTTTTATAGCTATGCTACTTGCCTTGATAACCAAGGATATTATTTACACTATCGGAAAGTATATTTTTATATGGATTAAATATTTTTTAAATTAAAAAGCCCCTGATTAATTAAAACCAGAGGCTCTAGCCACATGTGAAACGAGGGAACATATGGCCGCTAACCATGATAACACAAGAATTAAGTTTCTAATAAAGCACGGTAATAGAATTATTGTTACAGCGTTGTCATTTGCTGGGCTTTATTGGGATGGGTTCAATGATCAGGATGTTTTATTTGGTTTATCAATACTTTTATGGTTATGGCTGCCGGAAATAGACAAATTAGAAGAGAATTGCATTTGTAATAATGGGTTTATCAAGAAAAAATATAAGCGAACCAGACAAAAACGGATTTCAAGTAAAGATTGTCAGAAGACATAAGCAATTCACCCGTTACTTTGCATATAAATCATGGGGTGGCCGTAAAAACGCATTTAAGGCTGCAAATAACTGGCGTGACCAAATGTTAGTTATTTTAAAAAACACCAAAAGAAGAGCTATAAAAGCTGCGACAAATAACAAATCAACTGGCGTATTGGGCGTATGTAAAACGCATAGCCATGATAATAGGAAAAATTTAACTTATCTCGTTTATGGTGTTAGCTGGATTGATCATAAAGGCAAAAAATACGGTAAAACATTTAGAGTTTGCAATATTAACAAATACGATGGAGAAATGGATTTACTTGCTTTTCAACAAGCATTAAAATTTCGTAGAGAATGGGAAGATCACGCAGATAATGACACACTTCATTTATTTGATCCATCTACCTATCAAAACTGGAGAGAAGAGAAAATTGATAAATAAAATTAATATATCTGTTAATGGAAAAGCGCTTACTGATGATGAATCCCTGGTTATTCAATACGCATTAGATAATTACGATGATTATTTAGCAAACAATGGCCTTGGTGAAGACAAATTGGCATTATCTATAAATGATAATTACAGAAACATCATTGAAGATATTCATTATATTATGCGCACTAAAGCCTTAGATTTCGACACCTAATGCAAACAATAATAATCTTTTCCATAATGGCTTTAGTTCTTTTATTTTGGTCATGGGACGCAATATCGTTTATAAACCGGCCCAAAGAATATGCCGTTGTACGTGTAATAGATGGTGATGGCGCTATTGTGTTAAGCAGAAATAATAAAAAATCAGAAATACGTTTAGCTGATATAGATGCGCCAGAGATAGGTCAACAATACGGTCAATTCAGTAAACGAACATTACAAACCTTAATCCATCAAAAAATCGTTACATTAAAGCATACAGGCAAAAGAACGTATGACCGCGATGTAGTAAGGCTTTATTTAAAAGGTCAAGATATTAATAAACGAATGGTTAGCGTTGGTGCTGCCTGGGTAGAACCTAGGTTTGCTAGAGATAAATCATATTACGAAGCTGAAGAAAAGGCACGCAAACAAGGTATGGGTTTATGGCATAAAAAAAATCCAATGCCACCTTGGGTCTGGAGACGGCTATTTAAAGGATATAAATGATTACACGATTTTGTTTTATAGAAATTAGCTTAGTCGATGGCGGCCCACTTATTGACTTTTGTAGTATAGAAAGAAATTACAATGAAGATGAAACAAACTCATTACTATGTATTAATTTATCTTTATTCAACATCTATCTTGAAATTTTTGGCGTTGTTATATTCAATACTTTTAATTCATTTAAAAATGAGTAAGTGTAAACGAGTCCAATGTTAATGTTTGTCCTGCTGTAATATTAACTGAATCAAGATTAATATCTGATCCTGTTGTACCGACTGAAATAGCAGTGACTACATCAGTCGCCCCGCCATTAATAATCCTTGCTTCCGCCGCTGTCCCTGTCGCATTAGCGTTAATATCAGACTTTGGAAATGATGATAAGGTAAGAACATCAGCAGTAACTGTTCCACAGACGGAATCTAGATCAATTTCTGCTAATACAGTAACCATAAGCGCAGTGCCTATTTGTATCTTTCCAGCACCACCATTATCAATTTCATCTCTTACGGCAGTCATACGCGCCGTCTCTGCTGCTGCCGAATATACTATTGCCATTTTTTTCTCCTATTATTTAATAACTAATTTGTTGATATTTCCATGTAGATATTGCTTGATTGAACAATATGCGTTAAATTTTCAACAGAATAAATATTACTATCATAAACTGCAATATCTCTTGGCAATAATCTCCTATCCAGGCGGCACCTTATTGTTGTCGTGCCACTTGCATTTAACCGTAATAAGGACACATCAAATAAATTAACTTGATTAGCCTGATTGCCTAAAACAAACGTATTAATACCGCTAATATTAACACTCCAATTACGGCCACCCTGAAATGAAGTAGCAGTATCAATAGCATAATCATTTGATATTTGCGTCACTTTAGTTCCATCAATTAATCTATCGACATAAGTTACATTGAATGACCCATTATCATTGATTAAATCCTCAATAACTTGGCTATATTTTTCACCATTAGGAATTGTTAATTCTACCGTAGATAAGCCAGTTTGTTTTAATCGTGTCGTTAAATATGAAACAGGAATTGTAATGCTCGAAATCGTATCGCCTTTAAACGAACAGGTTACATTTTGTTGATTAATGGATTCATTATCTAGTGTAATAATAGGCCGTGTAGTTATAAAATCGATGCCTGGATCGACAATAGCACCAGGGCCATGTACATTTAAAGGAAAGACTTGAGCATCATCAATAGCTGGTTCTACAAGCGCACCTGTTCCATTAATAACAATTATGTTTGTGCTAAAAACATTATCTATCGCTGGCTCTACGATTAAACCGATACCTTTAATTGGAATATTGCCTATTGATGAAACATCATCAATAGTAGGCTCCAAAATCTCACCTATATTTTGAGTTGTAAAATTCAGAACATAGGATGGAATATATCCGTTTTTACTGAAGTTAAGCGTTGTAACAGGTAAAGGCATAACTATATCAATACAGGGAGTAGCGGGCCTTGCGACTTAGGTTCGGGTAACTCATCAATATAAATCCATGTAATATCATTATCAATTGTTGTTCCTGATAAATTCCAAATAGGTTCAGCTACACCAGTAGTTCCTGCGCCACCAGATACCCAAATATAAGGTGTTGTTGATGATGTTACATATTGGCCTGCACTTACCGAAATTGAGCCAGTCCATACTAAATCAATCGTAGGTATTCCAGTAACAACATAAGGTATATTAGATAAATCTGAACTAAAGGAATATGTTGCCCCTGTAGTTGTTTCTTTGAAATGTTGTGTTCCATCCAATGAATTTAAATGTACATCCCAAGAAGTTATGGCTAATGTCTCTATAATTGGGCCAGTGATAGTTAAAGATGCGCCTGTACCTGAAACTGCAAAGTTTTTTATTTCTGGAGTCGCTGTCCATACTTGAGATGTTTGGGTGTCACCAGTAGTCCATATTCCATCAAATCCAGTACTCGTATCATCAGAAAACTCAACATCCCATCCCGTTATCAGGTTCCCAAAGGAACCGCCATTATCGTAAGAAAAAACGTTGTATTCATCAACATCTTCCGCAGCGTCTAAAATAACTCCAAAGTAAAATGGAGGTGTTGAATTTGGGGCGGTTATAATTAGTTGTATTTGTGATGACTGAATATTACCATTGAAGGCACTAGCAGCACTACCAGCAGTTGGTGTAATAGAAAAAAAAGTATTCCCCGAATTGGTGGTACTGGTGCTAACATCGACACCGCCAGCACTAAAAGAGACTTCGGGAATTGTAGTGGTTGGGTCTCCTATTGACGTTACTTTAAAACGCCAAGCTATATGTGCTGCCATTTAAATCACTTCCTTAGCCGTTAATTCCATAAAACTATTGTTTACATTATTTATCCGACTCACTTGTTCAACCTCATATTCTTTACCTTTAAAAGTCACAATATCAATTGGCATTACCCTTCTATCCATTTTAGCATTTATAATCGCCGCTCCTTTCAAGTTACGTTGTAACGAAGTAACATTTTCCAAATCAAGACGCTGTCTATATAAATTAACATTATAGTTAGTTGTACCATAAATATTCAAATTCCATTGTCTTCCTGATTTACCAGATGAAATACTATTAATTTTATAAGTTTGTGACGCAGTGGTTACTTGTGATCCATCAGCCAACACATCAATATAATTGATTGTAAATTGACCATTATCAACCACATAATTAGACACATCGGTTGAATAAGTGCCATTAATAACAAGGCTTGCTGAACTGAGTCCATTTTTTCTAACTGGCTCCACTAAATCAGAAATAGGTATCGTTAAAGGAAGAAGCGTATCTCCCGTAAAGGTACAAGTGATAATTCTTAATATAACTCTCTCAGAATTTAACTTAATTGATGACACAATTGAAATATTATCGGCACTTGGTTCTTGAATCGCACCCACACCAAATGTGGGCACTACGCCTGGAATAATAAATGACCTTATTTCATTTTTCTGCCATTCGATCTGATTCGCATAAGAATATCGAGTCACCCACATTGCATTATCAAATGAAGCCTGATCAGTTATAAAATCATCTGAATACTGTATTTCAAATTCACGAGGTAAACGTGTGCCAAATCCAAAAATATCAATAACTTGAATGGTTAATTCATTAAACAATATGGTAGTATTAAATACCTTGCCAATATAACTATTTAAATGTTCATTATCTAAGGTTCTCCATGAATTGCTACCACCTGACCCACTTATATCATCAAATGCATGTTCTGGAAGGTTAACACCATTATCTGATGATGCATAAACAGAACCCAGCTGACTTGATTGATCGACACCTAATAAATTAAATTCTATTTCAGCAATTTGTACCGAGTTATCGCCCGCGGGTCTATTTATTAATAGTCGCCATGCTAAGTGCGAGCCATCGTCAAGTGGCGTTCCTGTGCCTGTGACTGTACCTGTTGACGTAACATTATCAACAGTAGGCTCATAAATTAATCCAATATTACCTAAATCAATATTGTAATGTCTTACCTCATTTGCCCCCCAACCTATTTCATTTGTTCTAACATCGGCATCTGTCCAAGTCGCAGACAAAAATGATGCTTGATCCGTTATTACATCATCGGAATACTGTAATTTAAAATCTTTAGGCGTTCTATCAGTTGACCCAGCAAATGAAATCGCGACAATTTCATAGCTATCAACTAAAACAGGAGCTTCAAAAACCTTACCAACACTTTGATTTGTAGGAAAGTTGTTCGGGGTTCCCCACCCAATACCACCGAAACCGACAATTAAATCATTAAATGCATACTCAGCTAGTTCATTAGACGCTGTATCCTCAATCGATGCATAGGCAGTTCCTGATGAAACAAAACCATGATTTGTGATATTTTGTAATAAGCGAAGCTCAGCAAAACCGATAAGATTTGCATTATCACTGTTATCAACAAATAACCGCCAAGCTGTATGCATTAAATAATATCCACAATCTTATCCACAGAAATATCTAAGTCAAAAGTTTGCACTTCATAGTTATAATGCCCTTTATCATCAGGCAAAAGATTGATAACCTGTAATCTTGGTGAATAAGCCATAACAGAATCACCAGTTGCAATAATTATTTTTGAGTCCGTTGCTTTCATGGTTGATGAACCATAATCAATCAAATTTTCGGCAATAAGTTCACGTGTTGCCTCTGATAGATCAGCTTGATATCGATAAACCCTAAGCTTAATATTAGAGAATATAGATTCATCAGGATCATTATTTCCAAATGAATCCTTTGATGTTCCAAAGAGTTTATTATGATCATTAATGGCAACAAAAAAATCACCTCTTGGATTAATTGCGCAATATTTATAATAATCAGCCAGTGACTTCTCCCGTACTTGTTATAACATCTATGCCTGGATCATTAACAATACCCTTACCATTGATTTTGACATAGCCATCTAATAATTCATTGTTAGGATCAAAAATGGGATCATAATTAACTTTATCACTTTTATCTGCAATATTAAATTGCTCAATCAAATTCCCATAACCTAAATTTTCAGGATCGTCAACCCTATGATTTAACCATACATCAGATAAAGTTAGCCCACTATTTACATCAACCAACATCATACTTGAGCTATGCTGTTTCCACCAAGGAGTACCAGAAACTCCACCTCTAGCACCTGATGTAAATGTTAGAAGAATATAACCCGCATTTACAGAAAATCCTAATATTTTAGTAACACTATTTCCACCACCACGAGTTGTTAAATTAAAAGGCGTTGCTTCATCCCATCGATTAAAAAAAGGAATTGCAATATTAGCTTGTCCAGGCCGAGGTTCAGCATAAGTATAGACTTCTGTATTTATATGTATTTGATCGATTAAAAATAAGTTTCCTTCATCATCTATATTATAAACAAGAACAAGAAAACCCCATCCACTAAGGTAACGCCAAGGCAATGGTACTGGATCACCAGCTTTTAGAATAGTATTAGGTGCAAACATACGGCCTGTTGCATTGATTACTTTAGCTTCTGCTAACACATAAAGTTTGCTTTCATAAACCTCAATACCGACTATTCCAATAGGATGATCTTCTGCAAACGATTCATATATTCCAACACCAAAACTTATAGTTCTTCCTCTCATGACATTAGGAAAATGCCACACGATTTGAGGCCTTGCATTTATTTGTTCTGGAATAACAGTAAAAAGTTCTAAATCTACGCCATTTCTATATATATGAGCAATATCAAAACTATAAACGTTTTCAATCTCCTCATCATTTTCATCATTTAACATGAGTTGACCGCAATTCAAACGTAAGCTCTGTTCTAAATTAAACCGCCAATCTAAAACTTCTGTCTCTGTCTTAAACAAATCAATCTGCGTATTAGAAAATCCTCCTAAACTACTTATTTCTCGTGCTAATAATTTCTGATTACTTATATAAATAAGATATTGAACTAAACAACGCTTAGGATCATGCCTAAATCCAATAACTCTTGGTTTCTCAGGGTCCCTTTTAATGTATTCGACAATCACCTCATCATCTTTTTTAAAGACCGAAGAACCACATTCCATGTAAACAATCGGCACATTGTCATGAACGGTATTTAATTCAACCTGATAACGTCCTTCGCCCCCAGTAAAGTCAACAGTATCAAAATCAACAGGAAAAGGCCGTATGCTGCTCCGAAACTCCTGATTTTGATAACTGATACGGCATGTTTGTTTTTGATGGTCTATGGACGTTATATTAGCTATTTTGTAATAAGGACGCCATGTTTGCATAGACGGCAATGTCATCCAATTCCAAGCGATTGTCCATGCCCCTGAATTTAACACATGCTCATTATGTGGTAAGGTACGTTTATCAACCTCACCAGGGAGCGTTAACCGTCCTTCTGAATCAATTTTACCCTCTAATTCCTTTAAAGTTTTACCAACAACAGGACGTAAATTAATGAATTGATTGGGATCGTTATATTCATCCATCGATTCAATGGTTTCAACAAAAGTTTCAACCTCATTCCCTTCTTTATCTTTTATAATTAAATCTTGGGAATAATCAACGCACCATACTTCAAGGAGTGGCGGGCTTGTTGAATGATCGTCATAGAGTTGTTTGTTAGCAATAACAGGCGCATACTTTATATTATTAACCTTTATTCTTTCTTCCGTATCCACAAGAACGCGATTCAGATCAACCAATTTTCGTTGTAATTGGCGAATATCAAATTCCCGTTTTTCCTCTTGAGTCGTTAAGCCGTTAAGTATATCTCGATGCGTTAACGGAAAAAGGGGTGAAACAATCAATAAATCTAAATCATCCTGTGTATCTATAATCTCCTGTTTAGTTTCATCCAACTTTTCTTGAAGTTTAACTAACTCTTCGTCTAATTCTTTTTTTAATTTTGCTAAATCTGCGCGTTGCTTTAATATAAAATCATTACGAAATTGTAATTCAACCGCATACAAACCCTTGCCGGTATGCGATAGAAGTTTACCCACGCCCATTTAACTAACCTTTTTTAATGGCAAAAAATTAAATGAAATAGGGTAAATCCGACTATCTAGACTATCAAGCGCACCTTCAAAGCAGCCTTCTTTCGTACTGATTAATAAAACTGGATAAGATTGAATTAAATACTTTAACTGCTCAAGTTCTTCGTTAGTAATCCGGCTAACATTAATATTGAAAGTCATATCTGACCATGCATAACCTAAATCAGTAATAACGCTCTCCCCATCTAATGTAGCGGTTCGAGTATGACGGCGAGTCATTTTACCAAAATCCGTATCAGGATTAACATATAAGATTAAATGGCCATCTATATCATACGTTAATGTGCTTATTGCAATCATAACTAACCTGTAATAAATGCAGCACCTTCAGCAATTGCCTTAATGCGTATGTTATTAATTAATGACTCTAATACAGCTTGCAATTCAGGTGATAAATTATCTGCGTTAATAGTTATATCACTTCCACCGCGTTCTATTTGTGCTGTACGGGCATTCAAATGCTTAACGTTAGCAGTATTTAATAATTCTTGCTGATCTAAAAGTCGATCTGCACGATCATTTGCTTTATCGATTTGATCATCAATAGCTAACTTATCAAAACCACTAGCATTTGCAAACTCTTGATTTAAAGTTCCGAGTAAATCATTTGTTGATACAATTTCACTTGAAATCGCTTCATAAGCCGCAACTACTCGCTTCGCATCCGCCTCAACATTAGCCACTTCTATTTTTGCAGAGAATTCTAATGCTTTTATTCGCTCATTGCTCGCTAATTTAACAAGTGTTTGCTCTAATTCAGCCGCATTTCTTATTGCTAATTCTTCAGATTTAGATAATTTGTCTGTTTCTTCCTTAACCTTTTTTAAATTTTTTCCAGTATCGTCTAGCGTTCTATTTTTATTGGTATAGACGACTTGACCATTTTCAATGGTTTTTATCCATTCATCCTCAGCCTGCGCCGCATTACTAGTAACTTGAGTTAATGCCTTTGTCGATTCAGCGCTTTCTTTTAATGAAGCTGTATTTTGTTCTGTTTCTTTTCTGAGTTCGATTGAATTACCAAGCGCCGCCTCCACCTCCGCATCAAAATCCCTAACGCCCTCACCTGCACCTTTCCACCCCCCTTCTGCCTCATTCGCTATTAATTTACCATCCTCAACAGCTTTATTAAAATCATCCATTGATTTAATAGAAACGCCTGCTTTTTTAGATAATTCTTCAAATGTTTGCGGTAATCTTTTTATTACATCATCTGCGGTTTGTGCATCTTTATTAATTCCTTTTACTCTATCCTGCCAATCGTTAAAAGCTTTTATATTTTCAATAATGGCAAAAGCAATAGCTCCCATAGCAGCCGAAAACGCGGCAGCAGCAGGATTAAACGTAAGTAAGGCTGTTGCAGCAGAGCTAACAGCAGGAACAAAGGCAGCAAATCCTCTTGCTCCCGCAACAACGAGCACTACATCAGCTAATAAGCTTAATGTATCACCCAAAAAACCAAGCAATGGTATGACTTTATTTACAGCGGCACCCATGCCAACTAAGTTAGAACCAAAAGCCACCATATCGTTATCGCCATCAGCTAATGATTCTAATAGTGATTTTATTGCATCAACAAACGGGCTAAATCCCTCAACAACACCTGCCGTTGCATTAGTTAATAAAGCAATAAAGTCAACAATACCTTGTAATGCTTGTTCTAAATCTCGCGCATCAGTTAAATCCAAGTCACCGAAAATATTACTTATTTCACCGCCTAGATTTTGAAATGATTTAATTAAGCCATCAAAATCAACACCTTTAAACGCATCAGGCAGAGCAACGGCAATACCTTTTAATGTGGCTTCAAAATCAACTAATAACGGTTTAAGTGCATTAAATAACGGTGCTAACCCGCCTTGTTTTACTATATCTGAAAAAGCACTGGTTAACTCTGACGCACCGCCAGCGACCCCTTTGAAATTATCTAGGAGTTCTCCACCAACAACAATCCCTAAATTGCTAAATGTCGTTTTAAATTTGTCTACTTGTTTTTCAGCACTATTAAGTCGTAATTCGACCTCTTTAGTAACACTGCCAGTGCGCTCCATTGCAGCCGAAGTAATGTTTTGAACTTTCCCTAAATTATCAAAAACAGAAACCATCTTAGATGCTTGTTCAATACCGACTAATTGAGAGGTAATAACAAGTTTTTGATTTTGATCTAAAGTTTTAAATGCATTAGCGACATCAAGAAATATATCTTTCCCTGAACGCATAACGCCATTTGCATCAAACTGGGAAACACCGATTTTTTTTAAGGCTTCACCAACAGGCTTGGCATCATCGATTAATTTCAATAGACCTGTTCTTAATGCATTGGCTGCCTCTGGGCCACTTCTAAAAACTTCGATTACCGGTGTAATCAATCCCGTTGTTTCTTCAAACGTAAACCCCATTTGCTGTGCAACAGGAGAAATACGCCCCATGCCTGTTGCTAATTCGGCTAAATCTGTCGCATATTTATTCGAAACATTATTCAATGCTTCAATAAACCGTGTGGCTTGATCAGCGCCAGCGCCAAATCCTTTTAATGATGAAACTAATATTTCTGACGCACGCGCCGCTTCAACATCACCCGCAATAACTAAATCCAGCGCATCCTTTTGAAGTTTTGCAGATTCTGACGCTGTAAATCCTGCTTGTTTAAAATTTGCAATGCCTTGTAAAATACTAGATGATGCAACACCATATGTTTCAGATAATTCAAAGACTGTTTTAGTAAATGACTCAACAGGCGCATCAATATCACTTAAAACTTTATTTAAATCAATTTGCGCTGATTCAAATTTTGCTGCCTCAGAAACAGCATAAATCCCATAAGCCGCAGCTAACCCAAGCACTGCCGCTTCTGTTTTTATAATATCGCCTGCTAATGAGGCTAGCGGAGCTGAGACCTTACCTATGCTACGCTCAAAATCATTTAATTTTCCAGATACAGAACTTAACCCACTTCCTGTCTGATCAATGGATTTAAATATAATTTCAACAGTACGTTCTAAATCAGCCATTATTAGCTCTGCTATTCCGCTCTCTGTAAAATAATTCCCATAACACCACTTCAGTACTCGTTAATTCACCCTCTGGAAATAAAGAAGGGCAAGCCTCATATAAGAACTTGCCCCTGGCATCACATAAAGTCATCTTATTTCTTATGCTGTAATTTTCCCAGAGGCTTTCAACTTTGGGACATTCATACCTAACCCCGTTAATTCAACTATCTTGTTAGTTAAAGTATAAAATTCAACAGGAAACGTTTCTGCTAACTTTACCGCCGCTGGCATATCAACAACAGGATCAACACTGCAAAATACCAGTTGCTCAAGTCGTTTAACAATATCATCAGGTACATTATCAGATAAGCCTATCGCGTGTTTTAATTCATTAACTTGCTCTTGGCTATTACTTATTGCTTTGATAATAGAATCAAGATTTTTATTTCGACCTGCTGATTCAAACGATTTTGCTATTTCACTTGCAGTTTGCCCTCTAACTTTCCATTTAGGCTCATCATTAAACCATTCTTTTAATGTTGGAACATCTACAATTTCAATACGTGGCTCAAATTGAGTCCGCATAAACTTTTGAACGTCAAAACTCACTAAGCACCCTCATAGCATTCAACTTCCATCCATTCACCACCAACATATTCCTTAAGTGTTCCCACGCCCACATATAAACATTCCTTAAAATCTACGTCCTCTATAAATTCATCCGTCTTATAAACACCACCATCATCAAATATGTAAATGTACATCAACCGGCCTTATCGACACTGGCCACATCAGGTGAAATTGTACATGTTACCTGTGGATTGTCCGCCGCACCAAATGTTCGTGAAATACCAAGCTTTCCTTGAGTTAATATAAACGGAGTTTTAAACTTATCCTGAAAATATCTAAACCATAACGTATCATTTTTTCGAGATAAAATTGGATCAGTTATGCCATTATTCAATATAGCAGTAAAAGAACCCTGATTTAATGTTTGTGAATTAGAACCAATAGTTGCACCATAAACTTGCGTTGAGGATGTTGAATGCGTTGTTTCTGCGGGAACAAAATCATTTGCAAACGTTTGTTCAGTAAAAACAGGCTCAGAATAACTTGCATAAACACCTTTTGCGACATCGCCTGTATGTGATGCAGGTAAAGCCACATCAAACTTAACCGTTGCCGTGGTATTTGCTTTAGTAAACACAGGAAAATCAGCACGTTCAGTATGTGTTCCAACCACATCAAATATCTCAGTAACCGTAACTTGTGCCGCGGCTGAGGCCGTCACCCTAACTTGCGCTATTTCTATACTTGTCGTCGGAATATAAGGCGGTCCACCTGCTGCGCCCCTTGTTTCACTAAACGCTGCTGTAGCGCCATTTGTTCCTGTAAGCACAGCGATTGCACCAGCATTTGTTATGGTTATTGAATTAACTTTTGATACATTTGTACCAGCCCGTGTTATTGCTTCATCAGTACTTGCAACAACGGTTGTCACGACACCGTTAAGATTACAAGTTAACGTTGCAATATCAATGGCATCATCCGTTGCAGATATTGCAGGAATTACAACACCGCCGGTTAATATGCCATTTGGCTTTATATCTGGTGAATTACCAGCCGATTCTGAAAACTGACTGGCTTGTGAATTAAATGTTATTCTATCCCCTGAATCAATCAATGCTGACATTGTAAACGGGGTAACTCCTGATTCATAATCAACCCGTGAATTTTCATTAGAAGGCATATTTTTACTCCAATATTTATATTAAAGAACCTGTTGTTTCAATTTTTGTACTAAACATTAATGGAAAATAAGCAAATCCATTTTTGTATTGTGTGGTGGGTGATGATTCCCTACGTAAAAAACCATGATCGGACGACAATTGATAACCTGACAACGCAACAATAATCTGCATTAAATATTCACCACCTGCGACATCTACCGTTGTTCCATCAGTAATACTGCGATTATCTCTAACAACCAAAACGACTAACCATTTTTGCCTTGCGAATATATGTCCACTTACCTGGCCACCTTCAGCCTCTATCTTATCCCCAGAATAAATAACTTGAATTGCAGGAATAAGCTGGCTTCTAGTTGTTACTGTAGCTAGCTCTGAAATTGAAACAACACTAATATTCGATATTTGATCTCTTAATCTCTCTATAATTAATGATTCTGCAATTAAATAATTTTCCATCACATAGCGTCATCAAAAAAAGACATAGCAAGGTCTAGTAACTCATCGCCATCATCATCATTGATAAAAAAGAAATCACGAACAGGAACGCCATTACCTAAGACATGCCTATAGGCTTTATTGCTAGAATCTCGATCTAAAAATCCAATAACAGCGCCATCATTATCTGCAATAGATGTCATCCCAGATAACATGTTCCCTGTAAAAAATAAATCAGGTTTAGATGTTGGCAGTCCTTTTTCTTTACGTACTTTCTTTGTAAAATCCGCATATTCAACAAACGGTTTATTGTCAAAATCCACGCCACTTGATGTTTTTTCAAGAATGATTTCAATTGTTTTTAAGGCAAGCGCATCATATTGAATAGAATCTAAAGCTTGTGATACCTCTAATTTTAAATCAAAATTCCTTCTTACCTCTACACCACTCATATTCGCCTCAATAATCTAGGCGAACGCCGTTGTGTTTCTGATACAGAATAAGTAGCATCCTCATTCCAATCATATTTAACACCAACAGCTAATAAACTTAACAATTCATCATTGTAGCGTTGCTTAAAAGTATCTACTTCGATTCTAAATGGATCACTTTCATACTCATGAGCCAAAAACAAATAAGCTAATTCCAGTGTTTTATAAATAGATAGTCGTTTTAATTGCGTTGGTTCAAGTAATGCTGAATTAAATTGATATGTAATAGTATCTGATGTTTGGCGTTCTTTTGCCGCACCGAGAAACCAAGAGACCTCTAAATCCCTATCGATAAGCAATTGAGCTTCATCATGCTGCTCTAGCCAACTACCTACACCTAAAGAAAGAATATCTCTTTTTACATTAATTAAATCAACATCACTTGAATATGCCACAATATTACTCAGACGAACTTCGTTTTGCCTGCTCTCTTGCGCTCTTATTTAAATCATTGAGAGAAATTTCCTTTGCTGGCTCTTCCTTTTTTTCAACTGGCTCATCTTTAGGCTTAGGCCCTGGCTTTTTCTTTACAATAGGTTCATCAGCCATTTGTAATCACCGCGGCTATTCCAACATTTTTACGCTGCCAGATACGATCCCAGTTTCCCGCTGTTTTTAGCTCAGCCGCTGTTGGAGATTCAGCTGCTACAGATGCGCTGGTAAAACTAAAACCATAAGGATGAAAAACCTTTGATTCACGAGAATAAATAATCTCTTGGCCTCCACCGTTACCTGTATCTGGTTTTCTTTCAAGTTCCGTTGGCATATCGACTTTACCATTACCTGTGCCAATCGCACCTGAAGTAAACAATATAGTTGTATATTTAAATCCAGACGTTCCACCCGCAACAACAGTCATTAAATCATCAATAACAATACGATAATTTAAATAAGTTTGAAACAAAATAACTCCATCTGCGTTACGTTCTGTTTGAATCAAGTTTTGCTTTTGTAGTGCAGTATGAACAACAGAATGCATCGCAATAATTGACAAATCATCAGCCCTATCACCAAGCGTTTGTTTTGCATCAAGTACAGCATTCGCGCTAATTAAGTTTGCAGCTACAGCCGCATTACCATCCTCTATTGAAACATCAACAATCATATCAGATGAGTCATTGGCAACATTATCTGCAATAAGACCTTCTGTTTTTGCTATAACTCTTTTTTCCCAAATTGTCGCCCAATACTTACCTATTTTAGTGGTAATATTTTGAACTGGATTGGGAATACCTAACTCACGAGCTAAATCCATTGATGACCAACTTTGATTTAATGCACTTAGTCGCCATTTCTGAACATGCGCACCTAATTTTTTAGGTGTACTGGTAACGGTTGGATCATCTGAACTAATATTTGGATCATCAGTAGCCAAAGGTGCATTTGCAATAACATCGCCTACACGACCTCCTACTGCTGCCTGATCATTGATCATCGGGTCAGTTGTTACAACCCCCGATGCTATAAATGCGTTTAACTCTACTGACTTTTCATCGATTGCTTCTGCAAAAGTTAGTGGTTCATAAATATCTGCTAATCTTGTACTGGCCATAAAGCCTCCTATAAATTAAAAATTACTAATTTATTAAGAGACTCCTGCCTGCTTAATTAAACGCCTCCTGGCGCTTTTGCTATTTGTTACGCTTGCCCTTGTAATTCTAACGCTTTTTCTGGGTTACTTCGTCTTAATGATGCTTTTTCATCCAACGACATCTCTTTCCATGTTTTACCTTGCACTTCAGTATTACTTCCAGAGGTTGAGCCACTACCGCCATTTAATGGGGCTTTTATATAAAACTTACCTTCATCACTATCCGCCCATGTTTTTAGATACTCTTCAAGTGGAGCACCTTCCAATAATACCGCACCTTTATCACTTAATGTCATGCGGTTACGGAGTAATGATTGAACTCCTGGGAACCCCTCCGTACTGACATTCATCTTACTAATCGCTGTTGATAAAGTTAAATCAACCTTTTCCTGCAATAATTTTTCAGCTCGATTAAAGTTTTCCTGTGATTTCTTTTCTAGCTCGTCCTTTTCTCTTTCAAAGCTTTCTTGTGATAACTTTTTCCATGACTCAAAATCCTTGCCTTTTTGTGCATTTTCTATCTGCTTTAAACGCTCACTTTCATCTAACTTCTGCTTTGCATCCTCAACCTCCTTATTAATCCGGTCTAATTCCTCTTGCGCTTCCTTACGTTTTAATTCCTCTGACTCCTTTTCTTGTAATATTTCATCCCTATTTTTTTTCAGTCCCTGCGTTATTGTTTCAGCCTTATCAATTAATACTTTTCGTTGCTCTTCTGATAAATCCTTAAATATATTTTCATCCCCTTCTTTTTCACTATCTTCATTTCCTAATTCAAATAATGCATCAAACTCACTCATATTTCAATTACCTATTAAATGTATCGATGTATAAAAACAATTATATACCATATAAAACAAAAGGGTGCAATTTTTACTTAAAATACAGCAGATAATACATGACGGCAATTATATCCTCCAGCATAAACGAATATATTTGATCCAGATTTGCCCTTCCAACTTTGATTATTACCTATTGCCTCCCATTCCTTTGCAGTTTTAATTTGACCTGAATGTGCAAGACAAAAAGGCCTTGAATCATTTATTAAATTACCAAAGTATTTAAATCGCTTAATACCAATTTGTTTAGCTATTCTATAATTGGCTGTACGATGATAATTCATTATAGCATCTTGCGTAAATTGTTCAGACCTGACCGCCATAGATACACCACGCACATCTTTGTGGCCTGTTAGGATGCCTTGCACTTCTGTTTTTAATTGATCCCTTGATAGCCCAGTTACTGAATAATCAATAATCGATTTATTTAACCGGCGATTAGTATCAACTGTAATGCTATTATAATCCTCAAAAGTTACTTTTGCTGCTGCAATTAAAGCTCTTTTATTAGACTTATTAAATTTTTCAGAATAAGTTTCCTTAATAACACGATCAATTTTTTTAAAATCTTTTATAACTTTATTGGTCTTTTGTAAAATACGACGGCTTAATGCGACTTGAACGGCTAAACTTGCCGCTCTGGCTTGTGGTAAAGACGTACTTGGCGCAACGATATTACCGTCTTGTTTAATATCAATTCGATCAATCTCTGTGAATGCTTTTTTTTCTACTGATTCTAATACGCCTAATATTTCGCCCGTATGTGTATCAATAAGTGCATTTATAAAAACCTCTGTATCATCTAACGTCATTGTTCTTCAGTTTCTTCTTCATTATCATCTAACACTTCGGGCAATTCTTTTAACGATTCTATTTCCTCATTAATTTTATTAGAAATAGTTAAAGTTACATCAGGCAACACAGTGCGAGATACTTTCTTATCAACTTCCTGCCTAAATGTTGTTGATTCAACCATGCTTTTTGCAATAGTCAATAAATCAACATCTTCAGCTTTATCCGATATATCAAAACTTCTAGGCCGCGAAATAACTACTTCATCGATTAATTCAGGCCGTCCAATCCATAATAACCAAAAATAAATAATCCTTTTCTGAAATCCTTCTAACAACTTAGATTCATTTGATAAATTAGAATCCATCAATTGAAATTCCCTCTTCCTTGAATCACCAGATACAGCAGCTTTTGATTGACTAAAAAATGCACTGGCATTAAACATTCTAGCCATTTCTATTACTTTTGCATCAATCCAAGATAATATAGCACCAATTGGTTGTCCTGAATCAGATTTTAACCATTCTGGTTTACTCTGTGGGTTTTGAGGATCAAACTCCATAATACCACGAGGGCCAGCATCATCATCATCCTGATCACCATGTCTTAACAACGGTTTTAGTAATATTTGAAATGCTGAATAATCAACAACCTCTTCACCTTGACTCATATTACGTATAATTGATATATCAATGCGGCTAACCTCCTCTGCTGCACTCACACCAACAAAACGGTTATTATTCTCACCACGTACCAGCCAAACAAAAGGAATAATTCCAAGTGGATTAATACCACTATCGACCAACTTTGGCTGACCATTATGCTCATCGATTTCATAAGTTTCCCATCGATCACGCCACCAGAGACGATACTGACAACAATCATCAATTAATTTTAAATAAGTAACAATAGGCTTCCCATTAACACGTTCATGCTCCCAATCTAAAATATTAAGTGCAGAGAATATGCTTAAATAAGGATAATTTTTTTCCTCAATATCTTGGAGTATAGTTCTTTCATTATCGCCTTTAATAACAGCCTTATCAATTAATACCCCAGTATGTCCATAAAGCAATGATAAAAGCTGTTGATCCAATAACCAAGTTTCAAAATCAGTCCCCTCAAAATCGCAATCATCTAAAAATAATTCGTATAAATCATCATCTTCCAATTTACCATAATCATTAATCGGTTTTTTTTGGGAAAGTAACGTATTTATTATCGTTAATAACCGGCGTGTAAAATTATAACCATAAGCACTTTCTTTCCTGCGTGTATAATTTAGCTCTGATTCCCGTTCATGCTGCTTAAGCGCCCCCCAATCTATTAATGTTTTAGTACCCCCAAAAGCCGCACGATAAAGCTTCCATTCAGCAACACGTTTAGCATAATCTTTATGTGTTTTTTTAAGCTCGTCTAAATCCATATTATTTCCAATTTTTAGTGCTTTTTGTTAACTTAAAGCGTTCTAATGGATATAGGCCCCATACATTATAGCCTAGAGAATCCACAACATCATCGATATTAGAATCGATTCTTTTTTCAGGCATACCATTTCTATCATAAATCTGCTGTTGTAAAGATAAATCTAAAGTTGGACATTTTTGTTTATTAATTTTTACTTTCCCTGATTCAAATGCTGCATTTACTGAATTAACACGATCTTTTATAAAAGGATTTTTATTAGGTGCATCAACCCAAAACCCAGCATCCTTCAGCAAACTAATATCACTTAATGACGCACTTTTACTCGACGTACCTTTGCCAGATGCATCAGGACGTACAATAATTGAGCAACCATAATATCGGTCTTTTATATATTCAATCATAGTTGGTGTATCTAAAACACCTAATAACTCATCAACAGCATAACAAGCGTCATTTCTAACCACGTTAATTATCGCCGACATATTTCTAACATTAAAGTCCATTCCAATATGAATTGGTTCATTTGGTTGATAAACGACATCTGTATTACATGTATCATTATAGCTGTGATAAACAGTACCGCTCGTTAAATTAACAAACTCGCCTTCAATATAGGCTTTTATAAGTGGGCCAGGGAACTGAGCTTCTAATCGCTGAATAAATCCTGGAGGTAAATTTTTTTCATTACTGTATGTGGACATCATTACAAGATTTGATTCTTGTAAATAACGCTCTGATGCCTCATTTTTAAAAAGATCGTAAGTTGCTCTAAATCCTTCAGGCGTAGTTGTTATATATTTCTGATTTATCTTGCCGTCAGGAAACACCATCCGACAACGAGCTGAAACTTTATCATACGCAAGATGTGCTTTATCGATAGGTAACAAATCAAATTCATCAATAAATGCGTCACCTATTTCAAAACCTTTTATTGAATGAGGATCATTAAGAGATTTACATATAATTTGACCATAACCTTTTACTTTAACAATATGCTCTGTTCTATTAATACTTACATCTACATTAAGTTCATCAAATAATTCTATTATCCTCGGATAAAATATATCTCTTATATCAGCGTAGGTAGGTGCAAAATAACCAAAATTAATACCAGGATATTTAGTCATTCTCTCAGCGCATAATAACAAACACGCCTGACTCTTGCCACTTCCCATACCGGCACATGCAGCGGTATGCTCTTTTTCACTAAAAAAGAAATCGTCTTGTGGAATTGTTAAATCTATGTCGATAAGATTATCTACTTAATGATATCTGGTTTTGGCGGGCGGTTAATATTAATTGTTCCTTTTAACTCATCCATGTTATTACTTTCTACTTTATCTGTTTGTCCAAGCCATTGTTTACCAAGCCATATTTGCATAGTAACATTGCCATTTTCTGAGGTTAGCCATTGCCTCCTCTTTAAACTGGCACGACCGCCAGCTTTTTTTATAACTGAATACTCCGAAAATTTTACTTTTTTTTCTCGCTTACATGCGGATTGCAATGTATCATAATCTATATTAAGAACTGAGGCTACCTCCTCGCCAGTACATTGTATTTTACACATTGCATCAACCTTATCCCAGTCAATTCCAATTTTTGGCCGCCCTCTTTTAGCCATATCTGTGTAATTGTCTATTATGCATTTTTATCAGAATTATTATTGTAAGTCTCACCTGTAGATTCTAATATAGCTTGCTTCCCTGTGTAATCTTGCCAGCGCTTAACTATTAAATCAACATACACACACGAATATTCCATACCATAACAAATACGATTGTTTTTTTCTGCGGCTATAACTGATGTGCCTGATCCTAAAAACATATCCGCTACAATTTGATTATTTTCTGAGCTATTTTTAATACAATTCTCAACCAATGCAACCGGCTTCATTGTTGGATGTAAATCATTCTTTAATGGCTTATCTATATTCCAAACAGAAAATTTATGCTCACCTTTCCCATAAAATTTATGCCGATTATTCCACCCATACAAAATAGGTTCATGTTTATAATTATAATCACAACGCCCTAAGACGTGATTATTTTTATTCCATACAATCAGATGACGTAAAGGCATGCGATTTTCATTCATTATCAAAATCATCATTGAAAACAAATCACCCATTTGTGGACTTGCAATATAATAACTAGAATAATCTGCCATATATGGTGACCATAAAGAAAACACATCAGCCCATAATTGCCCTGTTTCTTCTATTGTTAAATGATCGTTTTCAATAGGTGTTTGATTTCTATTGCCTTTATCTATTTCATTTAAAAACTTATTCTTATCGGCATAGCTAACTCCATAAGGCGGGTCAGTAAATACCAAATCAATAGTTTTGCCATTTAAAAGCTTTTCCACATCTTCAATACTTGTACTATCCCCACATAAAACTCGGTGCCCATCTAATAACCAAAGATCACCCCGCTTACTAATTGTCTCATCAGAAACTTCAGGAACAGCATCTTCAGGCGTTAATCCTTCAACCTCTTCAAAAATTAAATCACCTAAAAAATCATCATCAAATCCAAGCAAATCAGTATCAAA